TCGGTTCGTTCCCGTATCGTCAACGTAGATGAATATTATTTGATCCTGCGCCCGGATGGAAGTTGTAGCATGCAGCTGATCGAGATTGAGCGAAAAAATGAAATTTGCGAGGTCAACACCAAACCCGGAGCTATATTCCGACGTGGTTCCTCCGCCGCCTGACGGTTTCAACACCAGCGCTGCCCATGCCATCAGCAGGCTTTGTAGTTTGCTCTTGTATGGCTCAAGCTCAATCGTCTCGAGCATATTGTCAGTTGTTGCGTCTGACCATATCAGCAGTGATTGTCCAGGCGTGAGGGTATCTGTTAATCCCAGCCCTGGATTGGCCTGTAAAATAAGCATAACGGCCTCGGCATTACCATACTCTTGTATAGCAATGTCCCAGATATTCTGTCCGGCCTGAACTGATATGGTTTTGATTTCGGTCATACCCGGCGAGCAGCGAATTTAAAAAGCAAATAACCAATTATTAAAATCAATGCTATACTACCAACCCACATCAAGGCTGTTTGCCACCAATGCAGCTCGTTCACAATCTGCACCGGGCCCGGAACCGGCACAGGTACTTCTTTTTCTCTGTAAATAAGCGAGTCGACGCCAGGCACGTAAACAATGCGATCAATAAATTTTATTTTCACCTTCAGCTCACCGTTCTCAAACGATGTGGATGAGCTTGTATTTTTACCCTTTAACTCATCAATTTCTCTTAACCGAACCTGGTTAAGACTATCGCAGTAAAACGAAGCCCGAACCGAAGCGCTGTCACCCGGCATCGAAACACTATCGAGCCGGTGCCTGACTTCAGTTTTTTCTTTCTCAAACAGTACTTTTGTCGGTGTCACCGGCTGCGGCGTCCTGCACCCTGCAAACAGGGCTAACATCGCGATAATTATTAAGTTTTTCATGCTGTAGCGTTTTTAATCATTTTCTTTAATTCGTTCATTTTTGCAATCAATGATGCATTTTCAGTGTTGAGTTTTTCAACCTGAAACTGTAACGAAGCAACTTGAATAAGCAGCTCCGCATTTTGCCCTTTTACCTGCACAAGTTCGTTCAGCGTTTTGGTGTAATTCTCACTCAAAATGTTGATCGAGTTCTGAAGCTCACTCAAAAAATCATTGTTCCGTTTGCGTTTGCTTACAAGCCATGTTGCTAAGCTCGTGAGCGACCCGGTTGTGATTGCTGTTAAAAGTAAATCCCACATAGTTATAGTTTAAAGTATAAGTCACCTTCTTCTTTGCGCCGCAATACCAGACCCGGCTGGAGCTTCTTTTCGCCCGGTTCATCAATCACACCATCCCCATCATCATCACGCCCGTTCCCGGTGCCATTTCCTCCGAATTTCCAGGCATTGAAAGCGGCCCGGATTTCAGCTTCAGGCGCTCCTAACCTGATTTTTTTCAGCAGTGTTGATCCAAGGAACCGTGGCCCTCCAGTATTGAATACAAATGAAACTAAGGCATCAAATTGATTCTGCGTAAACCTGATATTAAGCCTGTTGATCACGGTTTCAGTCTCAAACAAATCCTCTATCAAATATTGATATGCTTTTTCAGCCGTGATCTTCATGCCCGGCACAACACCTTTGGTGTGTCCGTATCCGATTGTCCACTTACCGGCAGAGCACAAATAAGCATCAAGCCTGATTTGCTCCCGGTTGGCTTTTGTTAGAAACTTGATCCCGTTTTGGCTTGTTTTCATCATTCGTAGTTTGGTTCGTAATCAAGGTTAAATTCTCCGGTTTTGTCGATCGTTAATTTGTTCACCTTATATCCGTCTGCCTTCAGGTTCAGTTCTATACTGCGCCGCATATCGGCAAGGCTTGTATTTTGTTTTTTGAGGAAATTAATCAACCCAACGCCAATCTCAGGGTTTTGCAAAAAGCTGCCTTTTGTTGAGTTGAGCAACAAATCAACATGCTGTGCATCGCTTTCACCAACTACAAAATCGCCGTTTTCAATTCGGAGATCTCCCAGGTCATTTAGCAGTATATCAGTTCGTTTCATCAGTGCTTAACTTTTGGGTTTTCAATGTCTTTAAAATCCTCTTTCAATAGGCTTGCAAAAAGGCCTTGGGCCGTTGCAGGCCAGGATGGGTTTGGCTGAAGCGAACAGGCCGTAATCTGAGATGATATCACCTCGATGATCTTATCCACCCGTTTTGTAAGCTTTGAAAGCTGGGTTTTTAACTCTGGTGTAACCGTTAAGCCGCCGTTGGTTCCATTATTGATTTTAATTTCGTCTTTTGTCCAGGATACTTTCATTCCTTTAATTTCGCCCGTCACTTGCTCAATATCAGTTGCCGTTAACAGATAAGCTTCAGTTGTTTGGTTTTCAACCAAAGCGCACAATACTTTACTATCAACTGCCGGATAAATAGTAACCACATCATCACCAGGTTGTGTGATGGCATTCAGCCTCACCGCGAGCAGATCGGGTAAACCTTCGCGTGTAACATCGCATGTTTTATCAGTTTTGTTTACCGACTTAACAACGCCTTCGGTAACCATCACCGGCACCATTTCCCTTGCCGCTTTACGCATAGCGGCTATTACGATCGTTTCGAGGCTCATACTTTGAAGCTTATTTTGTTTTCGCGTTCAAAACCACGTTTGAGGTTATAGCGAACCGTCACCGACTCAATTAGGTAATTGCCATCCATGCCGGGTTCATCCTGGTCAATGATCCTCAGGGTATCGCCCGCCTGTGTGCGAGGACTACCAAAGCCGGTGATTGATCCTGAATAGCCATCGTAGGCTAATGATTTATACCAGGCTTTTGCGTAGGTTTCAATTTCTGATTGGGTTAAGCCCGGAATACTCATTACATTCAAACTTGAGTTTCCTTCCTGGGCCCCGGTTTCAAAACTGAGTTTTTTACCTTTACCCTGATCACTGGTGACACGCACTCTGATCCGTTTGTCCTCTGAGCGGCTGTACTTCAGGTTGTTTGTTTTAACCGGCCAGTTATATAGTTTGTATTCGTGTACCACACCGGTTCCTTTCACATCATACGGAAACTGGCAATACAGTGTATCCCCTTTCACGTAGGTATAAAACCCATAATCGCGTTGCAGGTTTGATAATACTGTGAACGTGCTTACGTTATTGATTTCGAGTTTACCAAGGTTGATTGACGGGCACTGAATTTTATAGGCGGGTGCAATGTATTTTAATAGCGCCTCAAGGGTGATGCCGGGCCAGCTTTTAACAAAGTTGTTTCGCTTGAGTGGATACATTTCATCATCGACATGAAGCACCAGCGGGACACCGCTTTCGATAAACTGCAAAAAACCCGAGAATTCCTCCTGTAGGTCATCATCATAACCAAGACTTATTTTAACCGGGTCACCCGATTTTAATAAATCGAGTACACTCTTATCTTCAAGTTTGGCGTAGTTCCTGGGAAGGGTGATCACCGCCTTATCTGAGAGTTCCTTCACCGAGCGATCGATAATTATATCGTTCACGCCGGTGAATATCAGGCTGCCTACTTCAATTTTGCAATGCGGTTCAAGGTACATATCACAGCTTCTTTTTAAGTTCGAGAGGGAATGTACTTATTGCCTGCACACTAAATTTCACGGTATCGGCATAGCCTTCTACAAAGCTTACATTGAAATTCGATTCAAAGAATATTTCATAAACCTCGAGGTCGAGAAATATGTCACCGGTAACCTTATACGTTCCCCAGGCTCCGAACATTTCGTTAACAGCTTTTAATAACTCACGTGGATGTTGGCGTGTTTCCTGGTCGATAAGGATACCCTGAATATTGATTGTGAATGGTTTTAAACCGAAATGCTCAATAACCTCAGTTTCACTGCGGTCAACGGCTGTGCGCACCACGTTTTTATCGCGCGAAAATGAAACCATAAGTGGTGGTGCCATATATATGTTGGTATCACCTGGCGATGTTATACCAAAGCTGTACTGCTTTTTGGTTTTTAGGTTTTCAAAAACAACATTGGCAAAATTTACTTCAGCTACTTCATACAGTTGAATTTCTTCAACCTCGCCGCCATTAACAGTTTGGGGTTTATAAACAGGTATATTGAACAGCCGGCCAAAAACAGCATTATTCACATTCGAAGGAATGTAACCAAATGCAGCCTGGTACCTTGCAATATACGTGTTTATGTTACCCATTTTTCTTTGTTATCCCTAACACTCCTGATTCTGCTAAAAACATAACTTGTGTGTACTTTTCCATCCAGATGTCATCGTCCAGGTCCTCAGGAAAAGGAACGCCCAGATAATGACTTATAAGGGCGTTTCCTTTCCGGATGAAATTAGAGTCCTGCCGGTGAAGACTATCCTCGTCATCGACTAAGTCGATCGGCGGATAGTCGTCTAAAAGTTTTTTATGACGGCCTTCCGGATTGGTAACAATTGACTGATTGCGTCAAAGGCGGCAAGGAACAAATCATCGTCCTCTTTCACTTCATCCTTATGGGTCAACAAACAGGTGTTAACCAGAATCTCTTTAGCCTTGTCAGGATTACGATCGATCCACTTTTCAAACTCCGACAGTTCTTTTCGCCCGGGAGCCCGAACTACCACATCTAAAAAATTATCGCCATTGTCGTCCCTTGGCAATGATGCTGGCCTCACTTTGTCCTCGCCATAGCGTTCCTTCCACGCCTTCACCTGTTCGGCAGTAACGCCTTCAGGTAATAGTTTTTCGATTTTCTTTTCTACTTTGGTCATAAACAGTTATTAAACATTGTTATAATCGATGTCGATCACGAAAAGTGTGTATTGCTTTTTCAAGTCCATATCACCACCAACTTCGCGGCCCTGGCTCTGAAACTTTACAAGCAGTGTGTCATTCACGATATCGTTACTCTCGTTTACGAAAGTTACGTTGATGGGGAAGGGTTTCACCTGTAGCAGATTGCCACCGGCAGCTTTCTCAATGGCGCTGGCACTGGCAAGCCGCATTGTCATCGATGCGGTATGGGTCACCTTACCCATGCTAAAGCTTGTTTGCTTGTTAGAGCCAAGCGAGTGGTTTGCCTGGTGTTCCTGCTCGGTGTTGTAGGTTATCTCAGTAACCTCCCAATCCAATCGGCCAAACAGGGTAACATTTACGTCACCTGCATCAAAGGCCTGTCCGTTTCTTTTGATTAAGCTCATTAGAGTGTGGTTTTGAGGTTAAGGGTTCCTTTAATTTTTCCGATTGGTGCTGTAGGGACTAAGCTGAACTCAACCTTGAGTTCCTTGGCTCCGGTGAGTAAGTTCGATAGCGGATCAACATACGATTTGCCATCGCTTACCTCTCCCGCGTTTGCCATGTTTTCAAAAACCGTGTCGCCCAGATTTTCAAAATATTTACGAATACCTGTAGGTAAGTAACCCGTGCTGGAATCGACCGGTACGGTGGTTTTCAGTTTCGGTAACAGCTTTTTACGGAGTAACCTGGCAGCTTTATTGATTGTTGCGGCATGGCCCAGGGTGCTGATGCTTATAAACCCGTCATCGTCAACCGTTGCGGGTGCGCATACGTGATCATCATTCCACCTTATTCCTGTGACACCGGTATAAGCCAGTCCAAACACGTATCCTTTCGTGTCGAAGTCGGCCAGATCAGCATCCATTGTTTCGATGGTGGAGTGGTTCGACAACCCGGCTTTTAACCAGCGACTTTTCGTAGCTGAAGAAATATCGAGCATTTCAACCTCACCCACATTGCGGTTAACCGAAATAGCGGCCTTGGTTCCCATTAAGGTTCCAACGTCTGCCATCTTCTTTCCGATCGCGTTTTGTGTTTCAGCGTAATCCCAATCCTGCCCTACGCACAACACAACGTGTGTTGCGGCAAGAAGGGCAACACCTTCCTGGATGTTTCGCAAATCCAACGCTGTGGCGCCGGTGGCATTCAAACCACGACCCTCAAGCATAAGAACCACAGGACGGTCGGTATTCCAGCTCCACTCATGCAAAGCCTGTGCCGGTGCAATTGAATCGCGAACGTTCTCCTCCAATCCATCCACATACGTTGCAACGTAACCGGTTACAGGGTTGTAGGCAACGGCAATGTAATTGATTGCACCACCGGCGGCAATGATAAGCGCCTGGCCGTGGGTTTCAATCAGTTGTTGCATGGTTAATGCAACGGCTCCAACAACCAAAAACAGCTTGGTTCCTTCACCTGCCATCCGGTAAAACTCCGAAATGTGGCGATGAACACGAACGCTGTTGGTAGTATCGTATGCGGCAGTAATACCCATTGCCTCGGCATCTTTCAGCTTTGTAAGTGTGTAAACGGTTCCGTTAACCACACCCGTAACACCTCCAACAACAGGGGCCACGGCAGGGCCGTTCGCAATCAGAGCTGAGATGTTATCTTCCGACTGACTTGTGCTTGCCCCAACCGTGCCTTTGTTTAATTCAAATCCGCGAATTATCATGCTTCAGGTGTTTTTTGCGTTTCCAATACATTTTTATGGTAAGTAAAAAGGTCATCCTTTTTGTTGTTAACCGAAAGCATGGCATGGTTTTCAACCGTGAAAAATTCACCTTTCTTATTCTGGTATATTACATCAACATTATACTTTCGCATCATATCGAGTACCTGGTCAACAGGGTTTGATGAAAAACCAAGGAGTTTTTCAATCATTGCGTTTTCGGCTTCCTCTTTGGTTTCTTCAGAAATTTCCTCAGTTACCTTTTCGGTTTCCTGGTTAGTTACTTCAGGAGCATCCTCAGTTACCTTTTCGGTTTCCCGGGTAGTTACTTCAGGAGCATCCTCGGTTACCTTTTCGGTTTCCTGGTTAGTTACTTCAGGAGCATCCTGAGCCACTTTTTCAATTTCCTCCGGAGCGGATGTTGCTTCGGGTACTTTTTCCGTGGCAGCCTTTTTCTTTATGTTTCGGGAGGTCTTAGCCGATGGTGGGGGAGACGATTTCTCGCCCCCCTTTCCAACAGCTTCCACTCCATTTATGATTTTCTTAGACATTTCCTGTAGTATTTGGTTATGCTACGTTTGCTGAAACGATTGCACCCCGCGTATCTTCGCGTTTGGGCATTATGATGAAGTTGTGACGGAAGTTCATCATGTTTCTTTGCATAGCGGGGTCGGTCTTTGCTTCACTATAATACATCTTTACCCAGCCATTTGCCTTTGCAGAACGCTTTGGATTGAAAAATATCGACGCCCGGCGGTCAGTACCTGCCGGCACAGCACCATAACTCAATTTTGCTTTTGTAGATGGGTTATAGTAGGGATTGGCGGCGAATGAGTAAAACTCGAATCCAAGCTGTGAATAGGGTTTACCTGATGTTGAATTGAAATATTGATCCTTGAACTTAGTATCAAGTAACAACAGGTCGTTTTCGTGATCCGTACACAAAACCAATCGCCGGTTTTCTTGTGGCGCCATCAGATTGTCAAGTTCTGTTTTAAATCTAATTAAGTCGGCCCAGATTAATCTTTTACGCCCGGTTCCATCGTCAGCACCGGTAGTTAGCAACACCGGCATATTAACTGTATTACCCGATGGGGCAAGTGAATGGATTGCTTTTTTGATTTTCGCTCCACCAATCGCACTCACATGCGAATCTTTAACATGACCGATTTTGTCATACGACAATGCATAAAGTTCATCATCAGTAACAGGGGTTCGCTTTGTCTGAAACTTATCAAGTGTAATTACAATATCTTCTTCTCCCAAAACCTGCTCAGGGATAGGATATGTTGTATTGTTTATCAAAACATCAGGTTCAACACCCATATAAACCAGGTGAATTGCCTGTGCCTCATCGCCAACAGCTGAAACGTATCGGGTATAATCATCAATCCCTTCTAAAAAAGTTGCAGCAAGTAGCGAATTCAAACCTTTAACTACTTCACCAGTCCACACCTCCCGGAAGACGGTTGCTGAAAGAATACCCGAAGTTTGTGGAAGCGGAATCATACTTATCGAAAATATGCCTAATGAAACTGGCATCGGAGGCAACCCGGTAGCAAACGCAACACTGGAACCGGCAAAGACGCTGAAAACCAGCGTGAATAAAATGTTTAAAATGATTTTTGTTTTCATCGAAAAAAATTGATTTAGGTTAATTTAAAATTTCTTGTCTGGTTAAAGCTCAATGTCAGCTTTGTACTTTGCTTTGTACAGTGCTTTGAACTTTTCGGCATCAGCTTTAGGCATAGCCTCAAGTACTTCCGGAGCTTTGGCCTGGTAATCGTCCCAACCCCATTTGCTGCGGTCTTCACCACCTTCAGTGCCTTCAGTTTTTTTGCCCTGAATATGCTGAGAAATGGGCTCATACGCCTTCATATCAGCAAGCATCGCTTTGAAGTCTTCAAGGCCGAGTTTTTCACCACGGGCAATCATTTGATCGCGCAGTGCAGCCGGGAACTTCTTTTCGGTAATAGCAGCATCGGCAGCGGCCTCAATTGCCTGTTTTTTTGCAGCCCTGGCAGCGGTTGCGCCTTCAGCTATTTTTGCATCCACGGCGGCTAATATTTCCTCGTCGGTGCTTTGGGCTGTAACTCCGGTCAACCCGTACCGTTTGATCATTTGGTCTTTGTCCATGTTTTGTTTATTTGTGATTTGTGTTAAAGCGACGAACCGGTCAAATACGGCTCTGGCACCAATTGTTTTAACCTCAGTTTTGTCGATCGTTACAACCGATTTATTGCTGAATTTATCATCAGCTAAACCAGCTGCAATGGCTTCATCAGCATCAAACCAATAGTCGGTACCGTCAAACCAGGCCTTTACTTCAGCTTCTGTTTTTCCGGTGCGGGCAATCAATTTTGCAGTAAAGTTTTTCTCCATCGACGTGAGCAGCTTGGCATACTGTATAAGCTGTTTTGCAGTACCTTCCGAACGACCCTGCGGGCTGTGGATCATTACAAAACCATTTTCGGCAATATGAATCCGTGTACCCGACATGATGATGACACCACCCATCGAGGCGGCAACACCGTCGATATAGATATCAATTTCACCTTTGAAGCTCTCCAAAAAGTTACAGATCAGGTTACCATCGAATACCGTACCTCCATACGTGTGAATATGGAAATCGAGTTGAGTGTAACCGGCTTTCGTGATTTCTGCCAATACTGTGGCAACGTCGCGGTAATCCATGTAATACCCGCCTACATACCCATAAATGGTAAGTACTGCTTTGTCTTTTAACTTCTCGAGTTTAAACATTTCGGTTAATCATTGATGTTTTGCATTAGTGAGCAGCAATATTATAATGAATTTATCTTACAAACAAATAGTAGTCAAAGTGTTATAATACTTATATCAATGTTTAAACTCCTTTCAGTTTTTTACAGATAATTAATTGACTTTTGCTATAAATATGTATAAATGGCAAAGAAAACTGAGGGTAAAAAAGTTTGGTCGCGTGCCGAGCTCAAGCGGATTAAGTCGATAATTGAAGACCTGTACATCAATAAGGGCTATAGTATTGCTCAACTCGTTGCCGATTGGGAAGTATCGGA